CCGAACTTCATTTCTGAAATTCGGCTTTTTGAAGTGGTACCACCAGGAATCGAACCGGGGACACAAGGATTTTCAGTCCTTTGCTCTACCAACTGAGCTATGGCACCATACTCTTTACAGATGATTTCTCATTTGCGGGTGCAAAGGTAGTAATAAAAATCGGTTCCACCAAATTTTTCGGTGAAAAAGTTTTCAAAAAAGATAAAAAAGTGCTTTTTTATTTGGTTTTATGCAATTTTTGGTGTACCTTTGCATCGTCTTTATGACCATAGGTGCCAAAACATCGGGATTTAGCGCAGTTGGTAGCGCACGTCGTTCGGGACGATGAGGTCGCTGGTTCGAGTCCAGTAATCCCGACGAAATGTCGTCAGATGTACCATAAACACTGAGGATTTGCCTCAGTCGGGCAAAAATGGTCGGTACAATGTCGGTATCTCTCCTATATACATTATTAATAATAGGCTGTATCTGAGAAAAATTAAAGATATGGCTAAAAAAAATTATGCTCCAAATTCGAATGACACAGTACTTAGTAGTGTCATTGGCTGGAAACCTCCAGTTTTTCATCAAAGATCAGAATGTTATATCTCCTTCATGGCGTTTGATCCAGGAATCAACCGCATGAGGAAGAAAAAAATTATGCTTGACCATATCAAGGGCAAGCGGAACCAACGTGTCTATGCCGATCAGATTATGAAGCGCCTCACCGAGAAGCTCATGGCTGGCTGGAACCCATGGATTGAGGCTCTGCAGCCACTGGAATATACGAAGTGGGAAGATGTACTCGAGAAATATAAGGCTTATCTCGTCAAGATGTGCAACGAGGGTAGCATGCGTGAGGAGACTTATGTTGACTATAGCAGTCGTGTCAGAATCCTGGAGAGATGGAAGAAGGAGAAAAACATAGTCCTCAACTTCTCCTATCAATGGGACCAAAGCAATGTGAGCAAGTTCCTGGACTATATATTCATCGACAGAAACAACACAGTTCTGACCCGCAACAACTATCTTGCCTGGACTAAGAGTTTTTCCACCTACCTGCTGGCTCGCGGCTATATCCCTAAAAATCCAACTGAAGGACTGGGACGCATCAAGAACAGACAGAAAAAAAACAGAGATGTCATACCGGATTGTACCATGCAGCTCATCAGAGATTACCTACAGGAGCACAACAAGCACTATCTGCTGGCTTGTGAAATCATCCACTATCTCTTCATCCGCCCTCGTGAGATGTCCTATCTCAGAATCTGCGATATCCATGTCAAGACTCAGACCATAAGTCTGCATGGTGAGAACACGAAGAACGGAAATGATGCAGTAATCACCCTGCCGACTCATGTCATCAAGCTGATGATGGAACTCAATATCTTCTCACACCCCGGGCAGGACTATCTCTTCTCTGACGGGTTCTGTCCAGGACCTGAAAGAAAGAACGAGAAAATGTTCAGAGATTACTGGACTCGGGTCCTGAGGAAGGAACTGAAGCTCTCACCTCGCTTCAAGTTCTATAGCTTGAAGGACACAGGCATCACTAATATGCTGCGGGCCAATGCCGATGTCTTGTCGGTCAGAGACCAGGCGAGACACTCATCCATCCTCATTACTGACATCTATACGCCTAAGGACATACAGAAGGCGAATGAGTATATCAAGAACTATCAGGGAATCCTATAATATAATAAGGTGGAGGGCTGACTGCTCCCCACCTTATATATATATTATGATAGCATATAGAAATAGCCTGTGTAAACTGGCTCGATGGCATCGTCCTTGACCTCCATCTCTATCTTCTCACACACGAATCTCTTGTTGCGGATGATGTATATCTTGGATGGATCAGGTATGTCATCTGACTTGAACTTGACTTCCATGCAGTTTTTATTGTCTATTCTGAGACCGCTAGCATGTAAGGTACCCAGACTGGTTGTACCAAATTCGCTCTTCATGCAGAGCGACAACGAGAAATATTTATCCTCGAAATGGGCGATGCCGAGTCTGAATCCCTCATTGATACGATAGTCGGTTAGGAACTGTGGCCATCTAGACTTTTCCCCAACCCAAGATAGTTTTGTGGTTGAACCATCGGTAGATTGTACCCTTCCTGGAAGAATGAAGAAAATATTCATGCATTCCTGCTCGTCTTCTGAATTGTCGAGTGCTGACTCATCATCGAGCGCATCCTGGACAGAAGTATAACTATAGCCATCGTCGTCAACATCGTACTCCTTGGAATCTGATTCCTTATCATTAGGCATTGACAGAAGGCACCGTCTCTCGTAATACTTGTCTTCCAGCAACCCCGACTTGAAATTGATATTCTCAACTACTTGAGCTGCGGGTGAAATGTTCAGATCTATAAAATCATCTGAAGAGCTGTCCCTGATAAGTGGTGACCAGATGCCAACAGGTTTCCAGCTTTTGTTATCATTTTCATCTACCATATATACATAGTAATTGCCAAAATTCTCGATGATAGTCTGTCGTTTTTGCTTTTCAGACCATGACAGCGTTGTTGAAGCAAACTGTTTGTTTGCCCCCATTAACTCTTTGCTATGAACAATCTCAAAATTATCGAAAACTTTTTTCGAGATAACTTCATAATTGCCTCTATTGGCAGAATTGCCCAGATTGTATTCCAGGTTTGCCGTAGATGAAGTAGAGAAGGAGCCTTCTTCATCGTAGTCCGTAGTGTATTCGTCCATAGGTTCAATCTCTAAAGAATCAGCTGTTGTCAGTTCTGAAGCATTGATAACTGAGCAGGTCTTCAGAAAATCATCAAAAACGATAGTGGCATTGAAGAGTTTCCGGAATTCCTCAATAAATGTATAGCTAGACCAATGAGGAAGCGCCTTGCATAGTTCACGCGTCTTGTAGGCTGAAGCTATATACAGAAGATTCCACGGTTTACAGTCGAAGTCGTTGCGCTTGAGAGTGTATCCTTCATATTCTACCACTTTGCGGAAGATATACATCAGATTTGGTTGAACTGCCAGGTTCACGATATATGGTGCATTGTAGCCGATGAACTGCTTTGTTCTATCCACTCCAACGAAATTGGCAATCATATCGTTCGTTTCGTCACGAACAGGTACGAAGCACCATTTTCCTTCTACTCCCAGGAACTTCGACTTATCTTCATCAAGTCTGTAGATGTCATTGATCTTTTGAAGGTCTTTAAATCCCTGAGACCAGCCCTTATCAACTGTATAACCAGGCTTGTCAGCTGTGCCAAATGGTATCTCATCGATATAGTGCTTGGTCATGCGGTCGTTGAACTTGATGCGGGACTTGCCTCCGACTATCTGCAGTTCGATCTCTTTCTCATTCGCGGATAGTATGGTTCCGACACCGCTCATGATGAGCTGGCTATTACAGAACAGCTTGCAGTCATCGTATTTGGCGATGTTCTTCTTGACCTCCAGTCGCGATACATTCTTGAATATGACACGGTTCTCCAGGATATTCATGGGGAAGGTAATGTCGTAGGTGTACTCACCATCATCGGTGACATACTGGTTTGCGTATGTCACCTTGATGGATGATGTAGAAATGGGATAGGCCTTATGGCCATTGATGATGCATGTTATCATATCTACTTGTTGTTTAGCATACGATGATATTCATTGAGTTTGCGGTCGATGCCGTCTCTGCCAGCGATAGACACATCTGCCTTGATACCTCTCTCAATATTCTCGTTGAGTCTGGTGACTGCTGAATTAACTCCATCGAGGGACTGGCGTACCTCGGTGTTATCATTGTTGACATTGACAACAGGAGCCACCACGGTACTGCTGCCCTGTCCCAGAGAACGTGTGATATCAGCAGCGGTCAGCGAGCCAACAGTGTTGGAGCGCTGTGCCCTATCGATTAGGTCAAGAGCTGGACGGATGGATGAGTTGTTGACGGCATTGTGATTAGCCACGAACTCGCCTTCATGCACAACTCCAGCCTCCTTTCGGTAGCGGTTGCCTCCGGTGTAACCACCTTCGTAGTACCCTGCTGCCTCTGCCTGGTGCTGCTTTTTGATGGTAGCAATCTGCAGCATACCTGCTGCGGTTGCCATGCCGGCTGCGATAGGTGCCATAACCCAACCTGTGACAGGAATGCTAGCTGCTGAAGAGTAGGCGTTGATGGCAGCCATAGCGGTTGATGCGATTGCTTGAGCAATCTCAATCTTCATGGACTTTCTGTTTGCTTTAGACTTGGCTGCGGCTAACTCTTTGTCTCGCTTCTCCTCCAACTTTTTCTTTTTCTTCGAATTGTTGCCAGCTGCAGCAATCTGCTTTTCGTAGTTCTTGGAGATTTTCGCCTGCTCGAGGTCAGAGCATGCCTGAGCGTATGCCGACGCAGAAGAAAGAATGTTGTTGATGCCGTTGTATGCGGCAGAGGTCTGCTGCACCATGTTATCGAGGAAGTTGGTGGTCACCTGCGCCTTGGCCTGCATGTATGCAGCATGGTTCTGCTTGTCGCTGCCATACAACTCCTTCAATTTCTCCATGGTGTTCTGGTAGTTCTGAATCTGTGAGGAGAAGTATCCACCCAAAGTTGTATTGCCGGTCGACTGGGACTCACCTGCAGCAGCCCTGGCACTGTTGACCATCTCAGATGACTTATCATTGATTTTTATCTGAGCGCTACCGACACCATTATCATCAGCATCAATTTGCGCTCTCTGGGCAGCAAACTGCTTGGTTATCTCCAACTTCATCTGCTGATATTCCTCCTCCTTGATTAATCCCTGCTTGTAGAGATTGTCAAGGCCATTGAGGTACATAGTCTCCTGTGCCTGCAAGTCTTGTTTGCCGAACTGCTGACGGAGTTCACGCAGCTGGTTCTGGTATGACTCCTGCATCTGCAGCTGATGGTCGAGTGATGCCTGCTCCATTTCAGCCTTCATATCCAGCCATTCCTCGCTTCCCTCATTGTAGAGCGCCAGGCGCTTCTGCATTGCATCTGCATCATTCTGATAGATAGCTTCATCGAGAGCGATGTCATTCTGATAGATAGCGGAGTTGGCATTATTGTACTGAGCCTTGATGCTCGCCTCCTTTTGGAGGCGTTCACGCTCAATGGTCTGCTCATTCATTTTGAGGATGGCAGCATCATGCTGCTTGACAACGTTGACCTGGTTGTCAAGCAACTGCTTGTACTCATTACTCTCAGCACCATACAACTGTTTCAGCTTGGCAAAGCCCTTAATCTGGATGTTTTGACGGTCATCGATGAACTGCTGATAGGTTTTCTTGCCTTCTGCATAGGCTTTGGCGTTGTCTGCCATCAATTCGTTGGTCTCAGCCTTGATGCTATCGGCTGCCTGCTTCTGCTTGCGTTTGGCTTCAGCCTGGCGCTTACGTGCCTCGGCTGCAGCAGCCTTCGCCGCCTTGACACGAGCCTTGCGCTCTTTTGCAGAAACCTGATGAGTGCCGGTTGTACTCTGCTTCTTAATGATTGTACCATCATTGCCCTTGCCATTGTAGCCATTGTTGCGCCATGGTTCCGGATCATTCACCTCGAAGTGTTGCGCTTCGAGCTGGGTAATCTTGTCGATTAGCTTCTGCTGGTACTGCTTTTCACGCTCAATGCTCTTGTTCATCACATCGATGAACACTTCTTTGTTGTCGGAAGCTAAGTTTAACAACTTAGTTTTACCACTTGCAAACGGATTTATACGCCCCCAAACTTTTGTCCAGAATCCACGCTTGTCGTTGTCAGCTTCGTTTAGTATGTCTTCTTGTTCAGCCTGCTTTGCTATAGACTCAGCAAGTTTCTTCTGCAAGCCATCGATGACGATCTTCTTCTTCATCATGTCGATGTAAGACTGGATCTGCCTTGTAGCCTGACCTGTACGAACTGCCTCTTCAGTGATGTTGCCCAGATGCTCACGCATCAGCTTGCCGTTGAGTTCCTCCAGTGCTGCCTTGCGGTCTGACTCGGCTGTGGTGTTGGACTGGATGGCAGAAACGAGGCGCATGATGGATGCCTCCTCTTCTGCTGCCTGCTTGTTGGCATCGGTCACGGCATCATTGTAGTCACGCTGCGCCTGCTCTGCGGTGCTCGTCTCTTTAGAGAGTGTGACGATTGCGGCTGTCAGACCCACAACAACAGCAATCACGGCAGTGATCGGGTTGGCCAACAACACTTTGTTCCACAACATCTGCGCAGCAGTGGTCAGTTTTATTTCGCGTGTCAACGCCATCTGGACAATTGCCATGGTCTTGAGAGCAGATGTCTTGAGACCCACAAGGACGAGATGCGCCTTTTCGCGCAGAATCATGATGTTGAGCCATGCCATCTGCGCCTTGTCTGCTATCAACTTTGCCTTAGATACTGCTGTATAGGTGACGATGGCGGCTGTCAGCACAATTAATATGCGCCAATAATCTTTGACGAAATCAACGAGTGTGGAGAGTGCCCGAACTCCGAGACTGGCTGCAGATATGCAATATCGTGCTGCAGGATAGAGTTTCTGTCCCAGTTCGATGGAGAGATCCAGGAACTTCTTGCTCGCCTTGTCAAGTTGAGCCTGTACGCTCTCATTCTGTGTCTCGAACTCATTGAGGACGGATGTGCCTTCGGAATAGGCTTCGTTTGCCAGGTTCTGGGCAGTCTTGATGTCATCGAGCTTGTCAGCGAGGACGGTGAGGACACCAGTAGCCCTGGATCCATCCATCTTCATTTCCTCGAACATTTGTGCAAGGTCGGCAAAACCGCCCTTGGCTCGCATGGCTGCCAGGAACTGGAGGAGTGCGCCGTTGGCATCCTCCTTCAGGGTGTTGGCGAACTCCTTGACATTGAGTCCTGCAATCTTTGCAAACTTTGCGGAGTCTTGGAACATTTTTGCCAGAAGGTTCTGTACTGCAGTAGCAGCCGTCTCGTCCTGCTGCATGTTCTGGTCAAGGACAGATGCGAGACCCATGATCTGAGCCTGTGTAAAACCAGCCTGCTTGCCGACACCTGCTACTCGCGCGGTGAAGTCAACGAGATATCCTGCAGAGGCAGAGGAATTCTGAGCCAGTTCATTGACTGCAGAACCTGTCGCCAACATGGCACCTCGCAGACCTTTGGTCTTGTCTTCGCCGAACATCTGGGCGAGTTTACCGATTTGTGAGACAGCTTTATCGCCGAGGTCATCCCCGAGGGCGACATTGATTTTATCGGCTCCATCAACAAAATCTTCAACTGCAGCAGTCGATGTGATGCCTAGTCTGCCGGCATCCTCTGCCAGTTGATTGAGTTTCTGGCGAGGTGTGCGAGTATCCATCTTCTTGAAGTCTTCGTTCATTCGCTCGACCTCATCGGCTGCTTGACCGGTGTACTTGCGTACATTGGTCATCTCATCATCCATCTTGGCATATTCCTCCACACATTTTTTTACTGTGAAGGTGATGCCGGAGATGGCAGCAACGGCTCCAAGGGCGATGCCCTGCATGCGGTTGAACCAATCGGCAGAGCGTTTGATCCAGGACTCCTGGGCTACTCCTTCGGCTCTGACCGCCTGCAGTTCTGCCTTCAACTGCTTGGCTTGTCTCTCCATCTGCTTGAACTGCTCGGTACCACGCTCCATACCCTGCATCTGCTGGTTAAGTGCCTTGATGGAATACTCCAAGTCACGGATGGAGGATGTTTTGAGGTTGGACATGGTGTTATTGACCAACTGCATCTGCCGCTTGGTCTCCTTGATGTCCACATTGGTGCGGTCAATCTCCTTGTCATACTGCTGCATGAGGGTGACCACCTTCAGCTCACTCTGTCGGATGCGCTCCAACTCTGCCTCGACCAGCTTCAACTGCGAAGCCCGAGAGGCATACATGGTTGTGTTTGGGTCGAAATCGGCCATCTGCGAGCGAAGTCTGCCTGCAGTAAAGTTGAGATCGTTAAGAGATGCATGTTTCAGATTTGACACGGTTGCCGTCATGCGTCTCGCTTCTTCATCAGCCTTGCGTGTTGCGCCCTTCAGGGCAAGCATCTGCTCCTTGACCTTTGAGAGTTGTGCATCCAGCTTGGCGAAGTCTGAAGGATCAGACGCTGCCTTCATCTGCCCCTTCAGATGTCTAGCTGCCTTCTCCAGCTGTCCGAGGCTTGCACTTGACAGGTTGTCGAGTGTCTCCTTGACGCTCATGGTTGAGTTCTTGAATTGCTTCATCTCTCGCTCTGCGGCCTTCAGATCCTTGGCGAGGGATGCGCCTAAACGGGAATCGCCCGCCGAGAAGGCATCTTGTTTTGCCTTCTTCAGACGAGCGACTCTGTCCTCTAACTCTTTGAGTCGGTTCTTTGCCTCCTCTGAGTTGAGCTTGATGACTGTTGTATATACCTCTTGTCTTGCCATTATCGGTTGACTTGTATATAGCTGTTATATAATATGTTGGAATGGGGATTGAAGTTGATGACCTTGATGTCATAGCCTCTGGTGCCCCATCGCCACCAGAGGAATCTGTGCTTGTACTGCCTGTAGACGATGGTCTGGAGGCTGTCTCTCGCCTTGTATGTCAAGATGGAGTCTGCCGTGTTGAGACGGAAACTGAGCCATCGGTCGCAATAAGTATATACAGAATCGCTGCGGTCAGTCTTGACAGTATCAGCAGAACTCAGACTTGTGCGCTGGTCTACCATGACCTGGCCAAGACGTATGTCCAGGTCATGGAGCAGCTGGCGGTCGTAGGCTTGAAGTTTGTACTCCTCTGCAGGCATCTGCAGCACCTGCTGCGTGATGACCTGGACCGAATCGCGGATGGTGTCTCGCTCGGCTGGAGCATACTGAAGTTTCAGCCCATTGAGCTGTTCTCTCAGTTCCTGCTCCGCTCGCTGCCGTCGATGGTCAGAAATCCAGACGCAGGCGATGATGACCAATATCACCGATATGGTCATGATGATAGACTTGAGATGTTTCTGCATATCCCATTGATTTAAATGTCAGCATACTCAGGAATGGCGTCGAAGCAAGGACACTCCTTGATGCGCTCCCACGGATCGACCACTCCATTGTGGTTCTTGTCAGGCGAGATGTCGCGATGTCCCATGATCTTGGCATCAGGATAGCGCTTTCTCAGTTCCTCAAGCAACTCACGCAACGCCTTTTTCTGAGCCTCCGTGCGGTTGTCTATAGGCTTGCCTGTGCGAGAAATGCCGCCCATGTATGCCACGTTGATGGAATCGAAATTATGTCCCGCGACTCCGTTGGATGGCAGGTCTTCTGTCATGAGCTGCGTACGTCTGCCGTCAGCGGTCACGACCCAGTGGTATCCTGGATAGTGCCAGCCCTTGTTGGTGAACTCCTTGAGCAAGGCATCGACAGACCATGACTGTCGGCTTGCTGTACAATGAATAAAAATTTTCTTAATCTTGCGTGCCATTTTTGTTATTGAAATATTTATTGATAATGTCTTTAACTCGGGTGTCAAAAGTCAGTGCGAAACCAAAGACGGTTGCCACGTAAACCAGACTCTGCCCAAAGTACCACAAGACGTTAGACGTGACGTCGTGGGACATAAAAAAGCTGATGTACACGAGCACAATGCCAGCAATCAGAACTATGCCAGCAGAGCTGTAGTGTATCCAATCCTTGGTATTTCTCTGCATATCTGTACCTGATTAAATCTGGCACAAAGGTACATATAATATAAGATATATAAAAATACGGCAGGAAGGACTGTTCCCCCTCCTGCCGTATCTGAAAACTATGAGATATCACGGTCGAGCAGTTCCTTGGCCATCTGCTTAGCCTGCTCTCGCCAATTCTGGAATGTCAGGTACTCCGTCTCGTGCTCCTTGTTGCCATCACCATGGTTGCACAGGATGGCTTCGACATCGCCCTGACTGTACTTAGTACGAACCAGACCATTCACAAACTCGCGATAGCTTGCCGACTCAGCCTCAATTTTAGTGGAGCCGTCAATCTCTGTCCCCTCATAGCTGTAGGCTGTCACTGTCTCACTATCGCCATCAGACTCCGACATGGTGGTGTCTGGGTGATAGTTTTCTACTTTCTGCTCACTCAGGAACAGAAGAAAATGCTTGCTGTCATATCTCAAGTATGACATGCGGCAAAGATAAAATTTCTTGTGCATCTAGATAAACTTATAAAATTTCTTGCCAAACTTGTTGGTGAGTTCCGCTGCAACGGTGTAGAATCCCTTTTCCAGCAGCTCCCACTCCTTGCGTGCCTGGTCAACCAGAATATCTGAGCCAGTAAAGAGCCACCACGACTCAGGTTGCCAAACTGGCTCCTCAATCTCATCGCCATGTTCATCGAGTTGTCCTGTCTTCCGGACGTGATCGATGAAACGGAAGCGGATGGCGAGGCGGTCCTTAGGCACCTTCTTTGTGACTATGTGCTTGACGCCCTGGTCATCAACTTCTTCAACCTGCTCCATCTTGAAGTCGACTCTCGACTTATCTATCTTGTAATCCTCTATGAGGATGAGGAACTTGTCATAGTCCTCAATGTTGTGGCACAGGATATCGCCTGGATGCTTCTTCTGTGCCATGCTCATGCCCTCGAAGGGAACCTCTCCCTTGCGAGCCTTCACAATCTGACCATACTTTTTCATACCGATTTTATTTAATAAGTTTTTTGTATCTGCGTGTTTGGCTAGGCCAAGCCTGGATGCTGCCTTGCGCCGGATCTGTTCATCGCTAAGTCCACGTTTGCGCAATCTTGCAACCTGGGCACAGAGTGCCTGCTTGGTGCGCTTGCGCAAAAGGGCATGATCGGCAAAGATCTTCTGTCCACAGAAGTCTATGCCGTCACATGTACGATGAATATTCCAACTTTTATTTATGCTCAGCATCCAGTCTCTAGCCAAGTGCATGACTGCAAGCTCCGCCATAAGGCGTAAGAAGACCTTATCTTCATGCATGATGAAGATATTGTCCATGAATCTATAATAATGTTTGAGCCCCTCGCGGCAAAAACGGTCGAAGCGCTCATTGAGGGATTTTACCCCCCCCCACATTTATAACGATAGCTTGCTGCTCCGAGCGGCATGTGAGGAGCATGTCCGTGACGTAGCGAGCCTGCCAATAACCGTGTTTTTCGGGGTCTTGGAGTATGTCGAAACACCGCATGGCGAGATAGTCAAACCTCGCCAGAAACAGTTGCCCCAAAAGTTGTGTGAGCTTGACACCCAGCACTATGCCGTTGGCATAGCTGTCAACGACTTCGTCGATGAAAGCAAGCAACTTGCGGTCCTTGATATACAACCTGTACTCTCTCTTGAGCAAATTGTGCTCAACATTTTGGAAATAATGATGTATATCCATGGGCAAGCAATAGAATGTGTCTTGCTGTGGCGAAGTAAAGATGTCCTGCTTGATAATCTTGTAGAAGAAATGCGTGCCACGCCCCTTGGTACCAGCTGGGCTGTTGAAAGGAATCTTGGCTCTCAACTTATCTTCACTGGTGTGCATGGCTGCATGCTGAATGACATGATCGCCAACAGGCAACTTATTGACTATGCGATGCTTGGTTTTTTCAACCGGCTTGGCCTCATAGTCTGATGTATGCCAAGTCTGATGGGTATAGGCATTTAGCAGGGCTTGAAGATTTGCCTCAAACTCTGCCTCAAATGCTTGAACAGAGAGACGGGACTTCTTGTGTCGGGAAAAATCAAAAAATGCTTCACGAAAATTTTGCAAAGTCTCCACCTCCTGTGAAATGTTGCCTAACCTCTTCACTTGCTTTTTAAAATTTTATGTAAATATAAAAAAAGGTCGGTGTCTGTATAAATGTCGGTGTCGGTGTCTGTTGTCTGCTTTTCTAATGTCCTAACTTTCGACCGGATGACCCATTGTCATCATCTACTAGCTATTCTGCTAAAGTGTATGTTTTGCCATGAGGCAAGGCCTGACTCCCGAAATCTCTGCAGCTAAGCAAACTAACCTGCAGTATCTTGTTAAGTTGAGGGCCGCACCGTAGTTCACATTGGAATCCGAGACAGCATTGTTCACGTTGAGCGTCGAAAGCCCGCATTGACCACCATTGTTAGCGTTGCCACCGCGCAAACACAAGCGAAAACCGGCGCAGGAATCACAGCCTGGTTTGAAAACCGCCTGCAAAGGTACTGAAAAAAATCGGAATGAAAGAATGTCAAAGAGCGAAATTTCAAAAAAAATCGACCGCCCAAGGGCGGTAGGGTTTGCTCGCTACGCTCGCAGGGTGCTCAGGATTGTCCTTGGCTCCGCTTGGGAACCTTGGTCAATCCTGCTCACTCCTGCTCACGTCAGCACACCTCTGAACACTTTAGGCCGCCTCGTAATACACTGGTTCCAATGACCACTCGGATGCTGCTTCGCAGAGGGCCGCACCGTAGTCCACATTGGAATCCGAGACAGCATTGATCACGTCGAGCGTCGAAAGCCCGCATTGACCACCATTGTTAGCGTAGCCACCGCGCAAACACAAGCGAAAACCGGAAGTTGCTTTTGACGTATTCCAGAAATAACTAGTCGAATAGGTTGACTCTGTTGCACCAATCTGCGTACAGAAGTTCTCCAGATGTTCCATCGACCAGGTCTTGATAAATCCTTCACCGCCACCTGGTGACTTGCTCAACGCCTTCATGCCTGTAGCATTGCCGATAGTCCATGAGCCGTAAATAGACGGAGCGACCAGGTGGGTCATGGTCATGTCACTATTCACCTGGCAGAACTCATCATCCATCATTCGCCAGAGATGGCCGAAGCCGTTCTTGTAACCGAAGAAACATGGAATCTTGGCATTATAGACCGTTGTCCCTGCATCATTTTTTACGGCATAGGTCGCTTCTCCACATGAATCACCAAGTTCAATGCCTGCACTCATTGGTGCAACTGGTCGCCAACCATTGTAGGTCTCCCAGTTCGGCATCTGCGTCAAGCCTGCTCCGAGTCCACCTTGGAAGAGTCCGTTGGCATCCTTGTTGGCATTGACCGCATCCTGATCATAATGAGTGCCGAAAATGACACTGAACAGAATTGCGACAATGGATGTATGTCGCATGGTTGTGCAAAGCCAACCCTTGCCATTCTTACGCGCTGCAGCTCTGAACTGCTCTGTAGTCATAGCGGTAGCAGGTCTGCCCAGCAACGTATTGTTTTTGCCATCATAGGTAGCATTGTTGTCGCCTCCACGATAGTTGGCCGCATCATTGATGTAACTAACCAGGCGTCCGGTACTACGCTCAATAGTAGCGAAGCCTGCTGCTGAAAGACTGCCGATTGGTATCTCAAGATTGTATTCACCTGGTATTGGCTTGATGCCAATCTGCTCATAGTGCAATCCGCCAATATCCTTGATGACAACGTAGAATTTACGTCCCCAGCCCCACTGATAGTGACCTTCTGTACCATCCAGCCTTGCCGGTTCACCAGTAGCATACTTGTGGTGATCCTTGCTGTCGAGCTTTCTGCGGCTGTGGTCATTCTTGACCAAATATGCGCCAAGTCCGAGGACGTATGGCAACTCCTTCAGCAATTCAAGTGAGCCAATGTATGATGCCGCCTTAGGCGTTGCATTGGCAGTATTCCACACTCGGCCGCACCAGGCATGCTGCCCGACTGCAAGGTCAGCCTTAAGGGCATCCATGCCGATGGTAGTGATATTGCCATTCTGGTCTGTCAGCAGTACTCTCTGATTGCTGTTGACGGTTGTGACTTTCGCCACGGAATTGAATTTCTTACCTTCCATTTAACTATTCTAATTTTGTTTATTCTCTACTACACTATATACCCAAATTGTGTGACCATTCTGACTCGTGCCGATTAGTTCACACCAGCCATAAACTCCTATGGTAGCCTCTCTATTCAAGAAGAAACTGCTGCCTGCCGCCATGAATGCGTCCATTTCCTGCTCGCCCTTAAGTGTCGCTAGCGGTGTACTGCGCGTTATGATAGGATTGAAGACCACAATGCGCATGAATTCTCCATCGCTTAGGTGCGGTAGGACATAGGTACCACCACCTCTGATAAAAGAGCCATTGATGACACTAGTACCATCAGTAACCGTATTTTCGTTGTATCTCAGTCTTCCGACAGAGATATCACCCGAGACGCTAATATTCTGGAATATTCCTCCATTGCAGATAACTTTTCCGTCCTTTGCTAGGAACATGATGTTGTCATTTTCATCCTTCATCTCGATGACCTTGACTCCCAGGTTGTCAACAAGCTGATATTGAGTCAAGATGATTTTGGCAATTACCATTTCAATCGGGCTGCCAAGCCTCCAATAATGGTTGTTTTGGTCCTCATCGCTGCCTGGGAAGTTGGTTTCAGACTTGATGTGACTCTTGATGCAGCTGTAATAGCCGCTGTTGTAGATAACGACATCTTTCCACTCCTCACCGGATGCACCGCACTGGAAGTCATAGCCAATACCGCAATTATCCCAAGACTGAGGACCGCGAAGCGTTGCGCCGGTTTCGCCTCTCTTGCCATCCTCGCCATCGGCTATTGTCTTGACAGGTATCGTATACTCGTATGTAACATTCTCGACTTTGACTGCTAAAGCTAAATTGGTATTGACATCAATATTCGCTCCTATCACTACAATAACTCTCTTTCCTCTGTCGTTGTTAATCACACTAGCCTTAACAGAGCTGGCGTAATTAGATGGAACACTCACTTTGACAGAACTAGCTAATTCAACTCCTGCTTTGTAAGCTCTCACGTCAACAGCATACGTGCCGGCGAATGGACTTTTTTTGTGTACGATAGCCGGCATTGAAATCTGTATGTTGATAGCATCCTTGCCAGCGGCTCCATCAGCACCATCCTTGCCATTTTCTCCAGGTTTGCCCTGCGGACCTTGTCCACCAGTACAGCATATAGGAGTAGTCTCAGTAGAGGTTCCATCTGTGAAGTAGATGATGGACTTTGTCCAGATGAATCTGCCGCTCACCCACGCTGGAGACTTACCCTTAGCCCATGCACCTCCGGTGATGGCCGTAGAAGATGTGGAAGAGTAGTAGCACTCCTCGATGCGGTCTATGCTCCTTGCTACAGACAGACACATAGGCGTGGACACCTTCTCATTGCCATCGGTGTAGTAGATGTGCGTTCGGCTCCAGATATAGTGGCCCTTACGCCACTTTGGTGCTGTTGTCTGCCAGCCCTCTATCGGTGCAGTTGTCTGACTTGTTGACTCGGCATATTCCAAGTCAGTATTGGATATGCCAACACCGACGCGGAGGAACTTAATCACTCTTGTGATAACTGACATAGGCTATTTAACGGATTGAATTGTTAATGCTACGTTGCTGTAACCTGCGTGTATGCAGTCTTCTCTCGTCACAGCGAAAGAACTCAACTGGACAGTAGGCTTGCGTGCTGCTTCGGTATTGAGGACAACACCGGAACCGGATTTCAGCGTGAAATAGAATTTAGTTTCCACCGCTTCTGACTTGCCTCTGACAATCATGCGAGGTGTGTAGGTCACAGTGCCATTACCTGCCTCGTCCTCGCTGATAGACTCATCAGCGGGTGTCGGGTTCGGCTCGATGTCATACGGATCCGACGCGTCGATGACTGTCTGGAAATCAAATCCCAGCAGATTATCCTTGCCCATGGCCTTGTCATTGTAGACCTCTACCATGTATTCGCGAGTACAATCGACCTCGGATGCCTTGACAGTAATTGTCTTACCATTAGCTCCTGCAATCTGCTCCCAACCCGTGATGCTGTTGATGGCTCTGTACCACTTATAATATAGCCCTGATGTCAGGGTCTCGTTGGCCAGCGTGGTTTTGGCTTCAAGCTGGCAGCTATCATCCTTGTTGTTGAGCACGAAGTTGTGTGTATCGCTTGTAGGAGCCTTGATTGACACTCGATAGGCTACGCCTGTGTACGGACCGACCGGAATCTCGTATACAGCCTGTACCTCATCGGTAATCTCCTGCTGGTTGGATCTCTCGGATATCTTGCCGACCATTTTGATGTTGATGGCTGTAAAATTGGATGCCTTGACCAGGTTGTTGCATATCTTCAGCCCCCAGAAAAACTGCGAAGCACTTGGTCTGATAATCTCAAAGAGGCCTTCGAAGAGACCGGTCGATTTGCCGGAGCTGTTGAACGGTATCTCAGTCTCGTTGAAGAAGAACTTCATGGAGACAGGTGTCGTGACACCATCTGCAGCCCTCGATGAGATGACTACGAAATAGAGCTTAGGCTGCGACTGCGAGAAGTCGGGATAGACGGTAACGACGTCGCCGTTCTTCTGGTACTCCTGGTAGAGATCCCCATCAGGAGACTGGATTGACGGCGTGAAAGTGCCCATCTTCTGCAGGAACGTGATGTTGACCGATTTGCTTGCACTACTCATCCCTTGCCTCCTCTCTCATGATGAATCTGCTGTCTATAGCAACAGGCAGCTTGTTGCACACTTCGCCGTCCTGCTCCTTACGGGCTGTCTGGCCATCCATGGCGATAGCGCCAATCTTGGACAGCGTTTCCTGAAACACGATAGAATCCACAAGCGGCAGGATGTCCTGGCACCAGAGAATGAAGTTGCCGTCTGGAAGTTCTGTTCTGTCCTCGGTCAGCTGGAGAAACTCCACGACCTTGCGGTTTGCCTTGATGTATCTTTCCATATTTTTTAAATAATTATTAGTGAAAAATAAACGGATTGCCGTCCGCATCCATGAACACCTTGCCGTCTGCATCCATGGCCAGAGCCAAAGGAGCCAAATCCTTGACCTCCAAGGCAAGGATGGAGCCCCTGTTCGGATCCAGCAGTTCTGTAGAAACACTCGGTGTCATGCCATGGCCTACGAGTACAGCATTCTCGAAGTGTACCGAATTATTCGGTGCCATCCACCAGAGCACCTGCAGTTCTCTTGTAGGGTCTGCAATATCGCCGATATTGTCGAAGATGGTAGCCTTTGCCTTGACCTGCTTGGTATCTGGCAGCACCTCGTCTACGATGTCAATCATGTCGTAATCGTAGAACGGAATTCTCCTGACGATGTTGACTATCTTGAATGGGGTTGCATCGTTGAGCTCTACGCTTGCCGGATTGCCTGCAGCAGAGTATCTGGCTCTGCATCTGATGCAGATGCGCTTGCCCATGAGAGAGCGGTCTAGCGTAACGGATGCACCATCATCGGATATCTTGATCTCCAGGTCATCTGCAGTAACTGCGGAAAACTGTCCACGACTCCGGAGAAGTTCCCAGACGAACTGGCGCTTGTTCTTGGCGCACTCCTCTGATCCGAGGCGCAGGGATGCATTGATGACCTGCTTGTCGGTATCACGGAGTGGGTTGTAGTAGCGGTCACCGCTTGACAGCAGGAGCGTCGGCTTGTAGATGGTCGCATTCTTGCAGTTGATGGAGTAGTCCATCGTAATATTGCGCACCTCGTTGGTTCGGGTGTCCAGGTACTTCGCCTTGAAGCGGAGCAGTATCGGCTTCTGCGGTGCTGCGTTGATATACCAGAGCAGTTTGCCGGCATCATTGCCGGACGATGTGATGACATGCTGCTTGGGTGTCGTAACCAGCGCATTGCCCTCCACTCCGTTTTCCACTCTATACCAGGCGATGTCTGTCAGCTCGCTGTTGACACGTCCACTCGGGAGTATGCCATCTCGGTCAATGATGCTGATGACCGGCAGTAAGGCGCATGGCGTCAGCCTGTAATCAGGAGAATACTCATCCTGATCAGCATCATAGGCCTGTTCGAGCGGAACGCTGCCTGATACGGACTTGGAGTAATGTACCTGCAGAGGCGTGTACTTGATGTCTAATTTTTTGTATTTCATTGTTTATATGTTATTAAACACATTCCAGTGTGATGGAATCTTGGGCGACCTCATCGCCCAGACCATCACGAAGTGTAACAGTTGCCGTGAACCTGATCTTAGCCGGAACTCCCTCGCTGTCGACGGAGAGGTCTGACTGGGTCAGGACGATAGCCTTGCCCGCCTTGGATCCGACTTCGAGTGCCCAAATGTTGTCGCTGGTTACTCTCTGTTCACCGGCCTTGTTCTCGGTGTATCTGGTCCAGGCTACGTCGCTGTCGAGGATATCTGAGGTAATATCCTGGCCGTAGAGCGTAGCAACGACAGTCAGCGGAGCCCGGAAGTTGTCGAAGTCATAAATCGTCTCGTCTTCGAGAAAGTCAATGGTGAAGGCAGGATTGCCCTCTATCATCGCCCAGTCGGTATTGTTCCACCTTGGTGCGGTATGGGTACCGGTTTTCTGGCATCGCCACTTGCACCCTGTGTACCAAACATCTGATGTCTCGAATTTGCCGGTATCTGGATTGAGGGCTGAGCAGAAATATTCTGCCGCCTCTGACCATGGTCCCCGGTCTATATAATCGACTATCGGCTTGCCATGGTAGTCGATCTGTATGATGTCCTGGGTGATGATGCCGGCTGCATAGAGATAATCCCTGCCCTTGACGATGGGAATGTCGAGCGACTTGACGAACTCAGGCATGTCGCCGAAGACCATGCCGTAGTTGTAATCAGCCAGTATCGGCTTCGTGACGCCCGTCAGCTTGACTATGCGCCCCTCGGAACTGGAGATGTAGAAGCAGCTCTGCAGCGACTCTTCGGTCTGGTTGCCATAACGGGCGATATTCATGAGCTCGCATGGAGGGAAGTTCTTGCCTGCCGGAACATCGGCATCAGGATAGAGGGTGACCTCGATGTAATTCTTAACCGCATTGACGCTGTTGACTCTCATCCATGAGGTGTAGTAATCAGCCGAAGTGCCAGAATTGGCTGCCGAGGCGATGTTGTTGACCACTCCCTTGATGACGTTGCCCACATGCTGGGCCGTGAAGTAACCACTATACTTGGAGCGGAGGTGTAAGCCATAGCAACCATCCCCCAGACTGTCAACGCTCTCAATGGTGTCGCTCTCTGTGAAGAAAGTGTCACCCTCCTGCGCTGACAGACGGTTGACAATCAGCTCCATGACCCGCATGTATGTGCGGACGGTGATGCTCTCAACCTCTGCATTGCCATTGTCATCGACCTGTGCGCCCTTGCCGTTGTACAGTCCGGACACGAAGTTACCGAACTGTGCACCCGCCTTGAGCTGCGCCATCTGCTCGGAGATGAGCCCACGCAGGAAGGTGATCATGCCCTCAGCAGCATCATCATGCTGCCTGCTCAGATACTTGTCTGAGGTCTCATCAGCACAGAAGTGCAGCAGCGAGAGGAAGGCATTTCCTATGCGGTTTGCCGTGTTGGCCTGCAGGCGACGCTCGTCTCTGATGCCCTCGAAGAGGGTCTGAAGGTTGCTCTTGTCTAATTTGTCTGCCATTTATTTTTTTGTCTGCAAAGATAATATGCCGATGGAACCGATAAAAATACGCACCCTAAAGGTTGCGTGCGGCTCCTATGCCTGTAAACATTTCCGTGATGGCTGATGCCATTAAGCCCTGATAGCGCTCTCCATAGAATTCCGCTTCATGCTCATTGAGCTTCATGACTGACGAGTAGTACTTTCGGCTGAACCAGTCGCGAGGTCCCTTCGGGTCACCACCGGCAACCCTGCCGCCCCATGCAGGACCCACCTTCTTTGGCTTGTCAAGTCCCTGCTCCTCTCGGTATTCCTCGCCGAGGAAGTTGAGATCTCCACCGTTGATGCGTCGGATTTTAGCTCCCTGGCTCCAGCGGTACCACTCATGAGCCGGACCAACGCCTGCTGCAACATAGATGCCGTACATGAGGAAATTGTGCTCAATGGTCGTTGTCGAGCCCTGCTCGATATGCGCCTTGATGCTGCGGTATAATGCTCCGGTATCGATGGTACGCAGCCGCTCCATGCGCTCTCGCCAGAACTCGCCCATGGAATCAGCCCAACCATGCTCGTACTTGAGCAAGTCGTCTATGGTTGACTGGTCTGCCATAGGCTCTCGTCATACTGTATGTCGATAGGTTCGTCAGATGTAACCATGAAATAGAGGCCTGTGACGCCATTCATGGACCATCTGCCCAGCTCGCTCGAATAGACCTGCGTGAGGTCCAGGAACTCCATCTGCCCGTCGTATGCCTCACGGCTCTTGTCGTGGAGCATGCGGCTGAGGAACTGGCGGAAGATATAGCGGCAGATGTTAAGCTTCTGCTCACGGTCTGCCATGTCCTCGCGTCGGTACCCTGCCAGGATCCAGACGGTATAGACGTTGCGGTCAAAGAAGCCCTCTCCGACGGAATGGGTGTTGCTGTCAACGGTGTCTGACACCATGATGAAGTTGGAAGCCTTGCGGAACTGCTGCATGACTCCCTGGATGGAATCGGGTCCGGAACACTCTGTTGCGACAAAATTATAATCCCTGCAGGTTCTGCATTCGGCAGCCAGCTGCTTGAAATATGCGATGGAATCGAAGTTTTTTACTGTCATGTGCTGTAATTTTAACTATTTTGCCTGTTGCGCTCCTTGAACACCTCTGCCTCCCGTGCCTTGTTGTCAAGCTCCGTGAGGGCAGCCCAGCAGTCGGTATTATAGACTGCCTGCTGTTTGGTCACGTCACCATCGGTGAGTGCCCTGATCTGCGCCTGCATGGCAGGAAGAATGTCCACACGGCGCAGCTCTCCACCCTCTCTTGCCGGTTTGAAGAAGTGAGGGAAGTTGGCGGCGAAATACTCCTTGACGCTGGAGAACCAAATGAAGACACCCAGAAGCTCGTAAGGCTCAAAATGGGCGGTTTCATCGGCAGAACCATCTGCGGTTCTATACATGAGGTGCGCCATCTTGCTGAGGAACTTGTCTTCCTGGTTAAGCATGAACAGCTGGTAGTTCTTCTCGATATTGAGGTAATCGTAGAAGCTGACATCATGAAGCATGCTGTCAACTGCTGTTAGTAGAACGTCACTTGCTCTCTGCAAAGGCCGAAAATCGGTAAATTTGTCGATGAAATCGAAGTTTCTTAGCAGGGAGAGGATTTCTGCAGCACTGATATACAGGACTCTCTCGCACACTTTCCCAGTCTTAGCATCGCCATTTTCACCGCTTTCACCGCATTTAACGCTGCATTTCCACCCGGTTCTTGTGTACTTGTGTACGGTAAGCCCGCAGAACCTTGCAAGAAGGTAGCATTTGATAACGATGTGGTCATGGTGAATCGACATGACGCTGAGGACATAGCGCAACTGTTCCTCTGAAAGCTCCGCCCACGAGGACGGTGCCTTGAAATTGAACTCTTGTGTACCATCTTTATGCGTTGAAAACGAAGGCAGGTTTTGATTTTTCATTATTGAACTCTTTGAAATGGTTAGCCTTATATGCCGATGAATCCGCATATATTGGGAATTTATCGAGATGTGCATCTAAGTATCTGAGCAGTCTCGCACGCTCGTTGGAGTATGCCGACAGCCTGTCGTTTGCCAACATGATCAGGCTGCGGCTCAGCATGAGGCGCACGCTTCCTTCAAACTCATTGCCCTCTCTCACCCCTCTGACCAGACACATGATGTCATCCATCTGCTCGTCGGACACCAGCTTGCGCAGGGTGGCGTCTGCCTCCTGCATGGCTGCCAGCTTGGACATCCAGTCCTTGGAGGTCATGCTGGTCTGTCTCGTGAGATAACAATAACCCTCTATGCTCCACAAAACCGTCTGGATGCCCTGCTTTGCCTGTAGGGTGCTCCCCCAGCCTGGAACATCGGTGAGAAGAGCCATGACTGTGTCTTGAGCCACAATGAGGGCTATGCGGCATTGCTCAATGAGTGCCTCTACTCTGGAGGAACTTGCCGGAGAGACTTCGTTGTTTGCCACAACGCCAAAACCTGTAGGCGTAAGCACGAGGTCGAGGTGTCTGACTACGCCGAGGAAGGCATCGAGGCACACCGCCTTGATGACTGCTTCACGCAGGTCGTCGCTGGTCTCCAGTGCCGCCTCTCCTACCTCGCCCAGTATCTGCTGGCAGAGCCGCAGATAGGACTCCTTGAAATGCGGTTCCACCGACTCGAACACCTCAGAGTGCGAGCTGGTGGCTGCAAGGATGCTCTGCTCGAAGTCATCCTTGCTGATTTGAATCTTCATTGTTGCCATTGTTTGAAACTATTGATGTCTGTTGATCCTTATTCTTGTCGAGTGTCGTGAGTTCTATCATCGGCACGTCTACGGTTACTCCACGGTCGGCATAGCCATTGTAGTGGGAGATGACGTGATAAGGCTTGCACATGATGTCGTGGCATGCCTTCTCGAGCGACTGCTTGAGGATGAAGAGTTCGCGCTTGTCTGAGCCGGAATTGTTCATCTGGCTCTTTCCAGGAGTGGCTCCGATGAGGTTGGGATGCACGCCCAGCGAGAAGCAGAGGGCGTTGGATGCCTCGCTCATGTCGTCTGCCCAGTCGCCACCCTCCTTCTTGCTGCCCTCGGAGAGGTTGATGATGCGCACCATGCGCTGCTCCTTGCCGTTTGGGTCGAAGTAGTAGCCCGTGATGAGTGCCTTGCCTGCATTTTCCGGTCCGCACACGAAGTTGATGATGTTGTCCTTCTCCTGCAGGATGCGCTCCTTGCGCTTATCCGGGTCGATGATGTCCTCGTTGTTGCAGAGTTCCTCCCAGTAGTCGCGGTGCACCTCTATCTGGATGCGTGGCGCAGAGGTATTCTTGATCATGTAGCGCTTGCCGATACCGATGAGACGGTAGATGTCGTACCAGGCATCATCGAAGATGCTGGCATAGTATGGTATCGGATAGTACTGCAGTCCGGGTGTCGGGATGCGTGAAATGATGGCAAACTTGCAGTCCTTGCCCATCTCAGGAGCCTTGCCCCTGATGCCGGTGTAGGGGTCCGGAGCCTTTCCCATGCGCGCCATGAGGTCGCCCAGCGGGTCGTAGAGGTCGAGCAGCGGGATAACCTCGGTATGTACCGGCGACATGACGTTGCGGAAGTCGCCGAAGAATACATGCTCTATGCGCCCCTTGTCATTGGGTACCTCCAGTCGGCAGTAGGAAACGTCCTTGTGGCGGATGTTGACTATCTTGGAGTGGTCACGGCTCAGGATGATGACCTCTACCGACCAGAAGAAGAACTTCATGTCGGTGGCTTGCTGCATGAAGACCTCGTGGATGGAGTTCTTCAGGCAGAAGTCGCGGATCTCTGCGTCGGTGGTGTCCTGCTTGGTCTCCCTGTCCATGAAGCGCACGCCCTGCCCGTAGCAACACTGCACGTTGAACGCCATGGCTCGCTGCGCCACCATGTTGCGGCGCAGCAACTGCTGCAGGGTGTATGGCATGTCGTTGTCATCGCCATAGTTCACATACTCGAAGAGCTTGCCGTCTGAAGTCTCCAGGATGCCAGTTGTGGCGTCGCCCACCTCTCCGGAACCCAGGAAACTGGTATCCTGCCCATACTGCTGCTCGATGGTGGTGGAGTCTGTAATCCTGCTCACGCCCTCTGCCACGAGAGCGTAGCGGCTGTAGGAACCGCTGGCTCCCACTTGCTGAAGCTGATATTTTTTCTGTTTCATGTCATAAATATACTGGTAAGCCCAGGAACTGGTGAATGTAGATGTCCGGAACGGTGCGAACCTCGGCATTTGCCGGATTGACGAGGCGGTGGAATCCGCCACGCCAGCTGCTGCCCCTGACCAGCCATCCTGTATAATCGACGGTCTCGCCGTCTGATGTCCACGCCTTCAGGTTAATGGTTGAGCGGTCTCGCTCTGCCTTGGCCAGGAGGCGCAGCACCTCTGTGAGGTGGTAAGCCGTGCGTCTCATCAGTTGAAGGTGTTGTCAAAGGTGTTGTCGAAGATACGGCCGGCACGCTGCAGGTCAAGCACGTTGTGCTGGCGCTGTGCGTATGTGTAGCTGAAGGTGAAGCGTGGCACGCTGTCGCGCAGGTTGTCACGCTTGGACTTGGAGTCTGAGAGGGTGACACGCTTGCCCACCTTGGCAACGCCGCCGATGAAGTTGACCAGATATACCTCGTCTGAGCGGAACAGATCATCTGCCCAGTTGGCCATGTCCGTGCCCAGATAGCCCGTGTCGGCGTTGAAGGTGCGCTGCTCGGTGATGCGGTAGTTAACCCTGATGCCGCCCATGTAGGCTGCATCGCGGGTGTACTGCGGATCAACCTCGTGCTTGCCCGTGCAGTAGATGAGCTCCTGGCAACCGAACGAGTTCGTGAAGAGCAGGGTCGGTGCCACGTCACGCTCCTCGCTGTCTATGATGAGGGTCATGGAGCGTGAGCCTGCCTCTACCACGTAGTAGAGAAGGTCGGTGCCCTCGGTCTCGAAACGAGACGGAGAAACGTCGATGGTGGTGTAGATGTCATTGCCGCCGACGGCTGGTGCGGTAAACGGTTTCGTAGATTTGTCGGCGTAGTGTGCGGTGACCTGTGCGGTGTCCTTGCCCATGTAGTGAAGATACTCCAGGCGCCCCATGTAGGTGGTTTTGTGCCCCTCCAGCAGGGTGAGGAAGTGGGTGCTGAGGAATGTAGAGCAGTCCACGCCCACAATGTCCACGGTGGAATAGTAAACCATCAGGGTGGCTTTCTGCGTATCGGTGACTGTAGCCGAGTCGGTGTCTCCGGATTCCGGAACCTGCTCCTCGGCTATGGTGATGGTGGCTGTGACTGCCAGCCTCCGGCGTGCATAGGGACGGAAGATGTCGGCAAGGTCGCTCACTCTGACCTCTCCATCGGCAGGATAAAGATACTCATCGTAGATGGTATCATCACCTATCTTGATGGTGACGAGCAGGCGCGTCTTGGCCGTGAGAATATCGATGTCGGGGAGGTTCTCAAGGAAGAAGCTGCCCGACGGAAGTGATGTGATGGTCATATATTATCTTTTTTGATGCAAAGATAATATGGAGGGGATAAAAATAAAAATACGGCTGACTACCCTCACGGGCGGCCAGCCGCTTCAAAGCTTTTCAAAACTTTGTAAAATTTTTCGTGCTGCAAAGATACGAAAAACTATTCATAATACATGGTAGTACTTGAAATTTATATGAGTTTTTAACTTAAACCAGGCTATCCGGCTTGACAACTCTCTCCCATATAGCCCATGCCACGGTGCCGTCTGGCTGCGTGGCTACCTGGTAGTCATGCGCCTGCAGGTACTGGTTGATGGCTCCTATACTGACACCGCCCATGTCATCAAGTTCCGTGGCGATATCCTGGGTGGTCTTGAAACTCTTCTTGTAGTCGAGACCGGTGTCTGCATCCTTCATAGGGAGGTTGCAGCGGAAATGGAAGTAAGCGTTGAGCAGATCCTGCTCAAACTGCTCGCTGTCGAAATAATCTGTATTTCTTGTCATAATATTCTTTTTTAAAAGGGTGAAACTTAAATATCGTCTCCAGGGTGCAGGCGGTTCAATGCCGTCTCATAGAGGTCAACCCAGTAGCCCAGACGGGAAGCCCAAAGGTCGTATTTGGTCTGAAGTCTGGTAACACGTATCTCCTCTCGCTCCAGTTCTCTGAGGTATCTGCCGACAATGCGGTGGCAGTCCAGATCATTACAGTATCTTGACTGAATCTTGGCGTACTCCACGAGCTTGTATAGCTCCTTACGCTTGATATCAAGCTCCCACCAGCGTCTTTCGAGCGCATTGCGAATGCGACGGCGGCGGAAATATAGCAAGAGAACGTCTCTCTTGACTTTCTTCTTATTCTTTTTCATCGCTCACTCCTCCTTTCTTGTCTTTGCTCCAGCCTGGGTGCAGGAGTTCTGCTTCTGCTCCCGTAAGTACCCCCCCGAATCACGGTATCTCTCGAAGATGTTATGGCGGTCGCTCTGGATGGTATTGTTGTTGAGAGTCCAAATATTGGTCTCCTTAACCTTCGCCTCGTCTCTGCGGAATCCTGCCTCATTGCGAAGCTTTCTGTAAAGACGGAGTTTCTCGTTGTATTTAGCCTTGGCATTCTCGAAAGCATTACGGGCACAGCGGTAGTTCTCCCCTGCTTCATTCTCCATACGTTCAATACTGTCCAGCTCACTCTCGTAGTTCCGGCTTATAGCCTGCAGCTCTGCCTGATGGCGCTTGCGCTCGTCAGCAGCTCTCACGATGTTCTCCTCCAGCTGAGCATGAAACAGCTCTGTAGTCATTCTGCTCACCATCATGCCACCTCCCCTCCGAAAATGAAACCACCAATCATGACCATCGCCATCACAGCTGCGAAACCAACCATGGTGAGCACAACCTCTCCATAGGTCACGGTCTCCTCGCAAAGGCAGGAGAAGGTCTCGCTCTTGGTCTTGGCGAGCTTCTTGATTTCACACTTGAGGGCATTGATACCCTCCTCTACGCTGATGCCTGCAGGTCTCACCTGCGCATCACTAATTAAAATAGAATTCTGCATAATTGCCATCTTATAAGCATTATAGACCGACCTTGATGTATAAATACAATGGTGGCGGTCACATTCACCGCTGCTTATAAGATGGTAGCTTTCCCAGCGAAGGGCAAGTATCTTACGGATCATGCAACCGCCATATTGAAAAGACCTTTTTCCCGCTGCCGGGAAAATGATACTTTATAGGCATAAAAAAAGCCCACGGCGTGAAGCCTAGGCGAAACAGTCGCCATCGCTGAGTAGATTACTACTATCTTATAAGCGTTGGCAAAAGTACGAAGAATAATTGGAACCGCCAAAAAAAAAGCGAGAAATTTTGAAATAAATGACTTTTTTATGCTCTAAAACATAAAAACGAGGGGTTGAGGAATGAAAAGGAATAAAAAGGAATGAAAACGGAATGATTTTGCGGAATCAATCGGAATCATAACCAGGAATGACCGGAATCAATCGGAATCAATCGGAAAATGACCGGAAACGACCGCAGGATCTCCCTTCGGTTCTGCCGCATCAGGGAATGGATTCCTCGGAAATTCCCCGATTTTCCGTGCATTTTCCTCGATTTTTCACGTATTTTCCTCGATTTTCCGTGAAAAATCCGTATATTTGCATCGTTTTTCATTTTTAATAGAATAATATATAAGGTATGGAAGAAAAAGATCTCTTGAAGCGAGTAGAGATACTCGAGAAGCAGCAGCGCTCCCTGCTGGATGCATTCAGCCCCATCTGGCACGACTATCATAAAAATGGCGGGTTGGGATATGCTGTAAAAAGCATACTAGGTATCCTGGTTCTTATCCTGGTATGCCTGTTTCTGCTGGTAGCCCTGCTACATGCCAAGAACATTTGCTAAGGCCTTGGCCAGCCATCCAGCAATGAAGCCTCCTGCACCATAGAGGAACTTTACAAGGGTAGAAACCTTGTTGGCCTTGTCGATGTATTGCCAGAATTTTCGGTTCCTTACATATTTCGCGTATCCCTTTTTGGCTTTTCGCCCTTCACTGGTAAGGCTGTAGTATGCTTCTCCCATTTCGAGGATGAGTCCTTCTCTTATCAGTCTGTTCAATATCAGCAATGGTTCATTGTCATAATCAAACTTCTCATTGATAGTCCAATGAATATCATCTTTGCTCATTTCGTTTTTGGTGAACAGTCCCAATATGTAGTCTATAATCTTATTCTCATTCATATTCTTCTTGTTTTGAAAATGTCCCTCATTTGAGTATCCACTGCCGTCATCACTGGAGTGGCTCCACTCATCATCGTTTAGTTTAATAATTCTCATGTCAAAAACTGCTTAAATGAAGTCCCCGACACGGCTCTGTGCCGGGGACGATGTGTTAAATAAAGATAGCCTAAATAGCAAGGCTAAGCGAGCCGAATTTCTGAGCCATATCCTGCAAGGCACCTCTGAGAGTAACAAGTTCATCAGGAGTAAACTGCGATGCCTTTCCGTTGACTATGTTTCCGTTCATCTTATGTGCCAGCCAAGAGCGAGATTTGCCAAAGTAAGCCTTTGCGATGTAAGCCATGGAAACCATATCTGTTATCTCACCAAATTTCTCTGCCATGGTCAGTTCCTTGACCTTCTGCTCTGTGGTCTTAGCCATGTAGCCCACTGCCACGGCAAAAGCCTTAGGGTCTGACTCCTTGAGTGCATCCATCTGACGGCGAACCTCCGCCTTATCCTCTGCGGTCTTGGCAGCTCTGTTTTGTGCAGCCAAAGCCTTCACCTTATCAATCATCTCTGTATATTCCATAATCTTATATTTTTTAAGTTTAAAGGAATGAGTGCCCCCGAAGGGGCTTTCTCATTTCTTTTTGTTTTTAATTTTGTTTTGCAACTCTGCGATTTCTTTTTCTGCTACCCTCTTGAAGGTATCGGGGAACTCTTGCCAATACTCTAGGTAGAAAAGCAAATCGTCTTCATTTTCCTTGAGTTCCTTAGATTTTCGTCTTGCCATATACTATCTTTATTAACACGATGCAAAGGTACTAAACTTTTGTTGAATAACCAAATATTTTCGTGATTATTTTCAACATTTGTGTATTATTTAACATTTGGAGACGAAAAAGCCCCCGATGCGTCACGCACCAGAGGCTTAAAGAGTTCATTTTATTGTTTTATGAAAACACAGCCTATGTCAGAACACGGCTGCATGTAAATCCTCTATTAAATGTCCCCGACACGGAATCGCGTCGGGGACAGAGTTGAGTTATTGAACATGTTAGCTATGCTAACTGCAATGCGCTAATGCGACTGCTTATATCTTTGACCGCCTGGTTAAAGATGCCTTTCTGCTCCTGGTTGAGCGTATAAACCTTTCCACGAATCTGATATCCATTGAGACGCTGCAAAAGCCATGCTGCGCTCTTGTTGAAATAGGTCTTAGCGATGTAAGAGATAGGAAGCAGTTTGTAATCCTCTGCATCTATCTGGCTGCGGAGAGCTTTCACCTCGCCCTCCAGGCGAGTTACATTTTCCTCCAGGAATGGTTTTGCCACTTCAGCCACAGCATCCTTATCCATAGTTTCCAGCTTAGCGATAATTTCATTTTTTCGCTCTTCGCTCTTTGCATCGGTATTACCTGCAAGAGACTTGTATTCATCCAATAGGGTTCTAATATCTTCCATATCAATATATATTTTGTAATCCCCTCCCGAAGGAGGGGAAGTTAAACATTTTACTTTCTTTTCTTCATCAGTCTTGAAAGGTCATCCAAGAGATAATCAAGTCTCTTTTCGATTTCCTTCTGTGAAAGACCAGTGAATTTCACGATTCGGAGAAAGTCTTCGATATCTTTTTTCTTTCTCTCGATTTCATTATCTAAATCTTCTTGCATAGCTTAAAAATTTAATTGATTAAACATGTTCCTTAACTCGATTGCAAAGGTACATAATAATTTTGATATACGCAAATATTACATAATAAATTTATTATGTTTAATACATTTTTAACATTTCAGCCCCATCAAACACGGTTTTTACCTCTTTTTCTCATCATTCTTGAATGATGTCAAACAATGTTATTACCGCTTATACCCCGAAATGCAATGTAGGGGTTCGCTCGAAAACGGCTCGTTTCTTGTGGCAATTTCATGGAAATTGGCATAAGTAGCCGTTTTCGAGCGGGCAATCAATGGCAATTGATTGCAAAATTTGGGCATTTTGCACAAATTTTCCACGGTCATTTTTGCCAACTTGTTGAAAATCATGGATTTTTGAAAAGTTGGAGCAAAAAAGGGCGTGCCTTGCTGTAAGCATAGCCCCCACCGCCCTACGCTCGGAGGCAATTGCCATGGCTGACTGGAGCGGTATATGTAAGGGATTTTTTCATGTGGCAATTGCCCCTATCCCCGACTGCTGCCCCGAATTGCCATCGCCCCCGCTACTCTATCCCCTTCCCTTCATCCGCGGTTATCAGCAAGTTTGCAAGCAAGTGAAAGGGCAACGTGTTCCTCTCACGCTGCCCCTGATGTCTATAGTCTGCCCTTGTCGTGGTAGCTATAGAAGCTTCCATCTGCTACTATCACATGGTCCATAAAGAAGATGCGCATGATTTGGCAAGCCTTGGCTATCTGCTGGGTCAGTACATCGTCCGCCTTGCTAGGCTGCGTGTTGCCCGATGGGTGATTGTGCACGAATGCCATGATAGTTGCGCCGCTCATAACTGCCTCCCTCATGAGGATACGTATATCCACGGAAGTCTCTGTTATCCCTCCCTGGCTCAGCTTCACGCTTTTAATGAGTCTGAAATTTTGGTTCATAAAGATGGCGTGTGCCTGCTCCACCTTGAGGTCTGCCATCTGCGGAAGCATGTAGTTGTAGATGGCTAGACTGCTTCCTAGGTCTGGCTTTGTCGGCATGCGCTCTAGTGCTCTGCGCTTGCCTAGCTCGATGGCTGCGAGTACTGCCAACGCCTTGCAGTCGCCTATCCCCTGCACTACCTGCATTTCGTCAATGGATAACTTTGCAAGGTTACTCAGGCTTCCGTCTGCGATATTCATCAACTGCCTTGCCTGGCTTAGGCTCTCGGTGGTTCCGGCTCCTCGATTGATAATCATGGATAACAACTCAGTGTTACTGAGTGTATCGAATCCGTAGTTAGCCGCCTTGAACTCCGGACGCTCGTCTGCTAGTATATCATTATACTTCTTCATGTTACGCTACTTTATGATAGTTATTGTTTGTTTTGTTTATCTCAACACCCTGCGGGAAACATCTCTTAGAACGTGCTACGGCTTCATAGAAGCCGTCTTCCATCTCTTGCAGCACGCCTCTGTTGCTTATCGGGTCGTGGTGAACTGTGCGAGCCAAAAAGATTTCTCTCTCCACATAAGCGCCTGCCGCCTCCAACTTGCTTCTGAAGTCCTCGATGGTCTTGCCGCTAGTCAGCAGGTCGTCGAAAAGAATGACCTGCTTGCCCTTGAAGAACTCGCCATCTACCGAAACATGATAAACATCCTCGTTAACAAAATGGCTGCCTCCGTTGTGGGTTGGCTTGCGCTCGCCATAGATGCTCATGTGCTCGTTTGCGGTCATGATGCCTGCTGCATTGAGGATTGCAGCGAAATAGCCAAATCGCTTGTTATACTTCCACTGGGAGCTGCATGGAGCGAAGACTACGATGAAGTCCTTCAACAAGTTGCCGTATTGTCTTGTCAGATAGCGGACTAGCCACTCTGCGCAGATTTGTGCCGCCATCTTGTCGCCTGCCTTGAAGTCGTAAACGAAGCGGTTGTTTGCCATCTGCTTAGTCTTATCTACGCAAAGGTTGAGATAAGCGTTTGGAACGTACTCAAAGAAATAATTCTGTCTCATATCGAAAAAATTTATAAAGTTTGAAAATTGTATTCTGGTAATGTTTGGGAGTCCAGAGATTTTTCCCACTCCTGCTGTGGAGTATTTTTTTTAATTGCATTCCGTTCAAAGCTCGGTGTGCCCTTTCGATTTTTCCTGTGCTTCAAAATGCGCTGGCAGAGGCAAACAGGTGTGGGGTTCTGTGTTAACAAAAGGTAAAGGTTTAGTGAAACGTGAAGAACCTTTGGCTTTTGTTAACCCAGGTTCATACACAGGTTTGAATCGCCAGCAGCTAACTTTGCACAGGAAAAATTCGGACGGGAACACCTGACGGGCGGCGGAGAATGCAATAAAAAATGTACGGAACAGCATTAAACAACCATCGCCCAAAAGGCGATACCGCTTCTGCAGCAAGATTGAAAAACACAAAAAAAAGGCTACCAACTCTCACGAGCTAGCAGCCTCAGATAAAATAAATAAAAACTTAAAACCTAAAATTATAAACTAAAAAGAACGAAATATTCTATCGAGGGTAATAGTTGCTCATGCCTCCCGTATAGAGGACGGTCTGAGGGAACTTATCAACGCCTATGCAAACGGTATCGAAGGCATCGGAGAAGTCGGTGCGGTTCTCCAGCCTGTCCTCATCTGTCTCCACGAGCTTCTCTCCTCGCTTATCCTTGCCGTTGTTGTAACAGCCGGCACTCTCGATGGAGATAATCAGGTCCTCGTTGTTGTCCTGGTTGATGAGAACCATGTGACGTGCATGCCCCTTGAACATGCGATCGATGAGCAACTGTTTCTCAAGATGGTTCATCGGCTTGCCGATATAGACCTCTGTAACGAGCCATCCATTGCGTCGGAGCACCTTGGTGATAATCTGGTAGAACTTATCGTTGTGGGTAGCATAGGAGTTGCCCACAAAGGTGGCATCGTAGTAGAAGATGACTCGCTTGCTCTTGAGATACTTGTAGTAGTCACAGAAGTCCTGAGCCAGTTCTGGCAACTTCCGTTCATACTTGACATAGAATGAGTTGACGATGCGCAGCTTGGTATCGGAACCCACCTGCCCGACTACGAGACAGTTGATGTTGTTGTTTGCATCGCTGCCGATGACCAGCGGTAAACCGTCCTCCAGGTCGCCATCCATTCGGCAGTCCTGCTTGTCGTGCTTAGGGTCGAACTTATACTGCAGGTCATTGAGGTACCTGGTGTTCGGTGCTGTATAAAAGTTGCGATCTTCATCAAGCCCGGAGTAGAATCCATCCTGCGCGATGCCTACATGCTGACACATGATGCTCGTGAGGAACGTCATCTTAGGCAGGTCTCGCTTCATCTGTCGGATGAAGTCCTCGCCCAGAACTGCGAGGTTCTGAATGCTCGAGCACCTGGAATACACCAGGGCATAGGAGCGGAGGGAGTGCAGAACCTTCTCGTATTTCTGCACCTGCGACATGTAGTAATCGTACCGCTCTGGGTGAGCAGCCAGCTTGTTTCGGATGCTATGCAGATGCACCAGTACCGTCTCGAGAGTAGCAATCAGCTCCTTATCCATCTTCTTCTCCCAGGACATGAACCAGGAACCTTTCTTTGTTGCTGAAGTATCTGAAGTAATGGTCAGACCATGGTGGAGGCAGCAGTCACCGAACAGCTGCTTGTTGCCACGGTTTGCCGGAAGCGTCTCATTGTTAAGCTGCTCCCAGTCGATAAACTTCGCCTCGTCGATAAAAACATGGTCGAGTGAGAGGGAGTTGGAGGTACCGCTGCGGTCCTGAGAGATGATGTTGAGGTAGCTGCCATTATAGAAGGCTACGGTATTTTCCCAGTTCATGGGCTGGAAGTGTGGTTCCTGCCAATGCAGCGCCTTCCATGGTTTTTTGCCCACTATGTAGTGAACATCTCGCTTGTACCCCCACTCCTCCAGGTGAACCAGAGCTGAAGGAAGGATGTTAGTCTGGCATCGTTTGACCGACGGAGCCACCATGCCGAGGCACGAACCCGGCATGTGCTGCACGGCATAGAGGATGCGGCCAGCTTCGACCACACCCTTACCGGTGCCTCGCCCCCACTCGCAGACCAGCGTCTTAGGCATGAGCTGAAGGACGCGCGACTGCTCGTCATTGAAAAATAACTCCTTAGGTCTTGCTGTCATCATCTGGCGGAAGTTCTTCGAAGTCGGCATCCTCGATGTCCGGCATCGAGTAGCGCTTCTCCATTTTCTTGATTTTCGCACGAAGATTTGGAATCTTCTGCAAACCGATTACTGACGGATCATCCGTCATGCGGAACTCGACTGGTACAATCTTGTCGAAGGCAAGTTCCGGCTCATCAGGCGTGTCGGTTCGGTTATTCTTGATGCGGTTTTTCTGCATCTGGGCTAGGGCACGGAAATCCCCTGCAGCCTTGGCAGTCTTGCGGTCCTCGTCTATCTCCTGATTGACTTTCCATCGCCAGAACTCCTTTGAGGCGGCATTGAGGTTGCCGAGCATGACCTGGCAGAGATGGATATCATCGTATGCCTGTGTCTCGCTGACGCCAAACATGGCCTTGTCCTGATCAACCATCTCCCTGACGGTAAAGCGTGGATAGCGCAGCCAGAAGGCGTAGCAGCCACGCAGCCGCTCCACTCTCGCCTTGACGATGGCAGAGATGTGAAGTTCCTGAAGCTCATCCTCGTTGAGAGGCATGTACTTCATGTAGTCATCAATGTTGACTGGTAGACTCATATCTAACTGAGGTTAGCCATAATCTGCGAGAGTTGCGACATGATGGACTGGTAGGCTCCGGGAGAACCTACCTTGGCGAGTGCGATATTATTGATGCGCAGCTCGTTAGCGGTCTCCGCTAAACCTTTGAGGTAGCGGTGTCGATAGGGTGAGCGCGGCTCCTGCAGCTCCAACTGCATGGCCATGGCCTCGTCGGGAGACAGTTCCATCATGATGGGCACCTCTTCGACCGGTGTCATGGTCTTTGCCAGGTCATAGACCGTCTGCAGGTAAAGTTCACTCTCTTCCAGATAGGGAAATTGTTGTCGTATCATCCAGCAAATTATTGAGCATGTTATTGAGATTGAGATAGACATCTCTGTCAGTCGTGATGAACGTGCACTCTGCACGGTCACCATACGTCTGATTCTGAGATGCTATCACGGAGACTAACCACTCGCTGTTAGCAACGAGCATGACCTTGGAGTGGTTGAGCGTCAGCCTAACAGAGTCAAAAGCCTCTGTCATCAAGCGACTTAGCTTTAAAGTTTTACTTGAAGCTTTAATGTCAGCCACTAACACTGAGGAGTTAATCAACCCTCGCTTGCGAAGGTTGATGACTCCACAGAGGAAGGCATCGGATGTGGAGAAGGTGGTGACAGCAATGTGCGCTGCACCTGTCTGCTCCAGAATCCACCCCAACAGCCCAAGGGTGTGAAGACCTTGGCCAAGGAAGACCTGCGAGCTACTCTGCTGAAGCGGCTTCAGGACTTGCTGTATCTGCTTCGCCCTCATCTGTAACCTCCTCTTCTGCACTCTCTGACTGTTCCTCGCCATCGGCTGAAGCTTGCTGCTCAATGGTGATGCCAGCCTGCTGAAGCTTGGCGATGGTATCAGCGGTTATCTCTGCCCTGGCAGTAATGAGGAGTTGCACACGCTCATTGACCTTTGCTCGCAAGGCGTCAGCTTTGTCTGTGTTGCCAGCCTCCGTCAAGCCAATAAGCTGGTCAAGGTTCTTGGTGATGTAGGATCGGGCATTGCCAATCTGCTTGGAGGTGATGGCTGCTTCTGGCTGCTCCTCCGCTGGCTGCTTCTCGTCATCACCCGGCTTGGCATGGTCGTAGACGTCCATGGCCTGCTTGTATGCATAGTACTCCTCCTTGAGTGTAAGGAGCATACGTTTGAAGTCTTCGTCAGCAGCATGCAAGCCCTCGTATCTGTCACATGACATGTCGTAAGCCTTGCAAGCCTCAAAGTGTTCCTTGATTTTTTTCCAAAGGGCGCAGTTGTTATCCCAGATAGCCTGGATGTTATCAGGCAACTGGTCATGATCTGCTCGTTTGCCCTTGGCTACGATGGCAGAAGGTACGATGGAATCGATGTTTTCCGACTCCACGACCGGAAGATGAGGAGCTAGCTGCTCTGCAATCTTGTCTGCTTCTGATGTCTTGTCAACCGCAGTCTGAAGAACTGGCGTGACTGCCTTGTCATAGTTTCGGACATCATCGATGGTCATGCCTTCGATGCGATAGTTGAGATGCTTCTGCAGCTCATATTTAAGCAACTCGAGTTTGCCATGAGGGTCAAAGTTGATGAGCTGGTAGAGGTGGCGGTTGTTATTCATCTGAAGGAGGAGCAGCGCTCCCTCCCTGATGTTGGCATCGGTATGCTCGCAATCAAACCACTTCTTCAACTTTTCAGTGAATTTCGGATCATTCATAAAAATGAGAAAATTAAAATGGCGAGGCGAGCTCATGTAAGCATCGCCCCGCCACCGATTGTAGTTATTCTGGAAATAAAGTACCCTGTGTTAATGCTGTTCGCCCTTGCCTGAAGGTTCTACCGTCACTGGCTTGCAATCCTTGCCGCTGATGGTTCCTTCAGCAGTTGTGAGGGTACCATAATAGAATGGAGGCATGGTCTCGCAGTTGACAGAGATCTCCAGTGTGGTGTTGGTCTCGTCTGCGATGCCTGCACCAGAAGACTGTGAAGGTGTCACGTTGACCTCGAAGGTCTCGTCACCAAACTGGCGAAGCTTTCCGTTGCGCTCGGGCAGCATAAAGATGCCATCCTCATTGAGAAGCAGTGATGACAAGGCAGACGCCTCCTCTTCAGTACCAGGAATGACGAGTGTAGCCTTATTATTCATGGTTTTGCAACCCTGTTCACCCTGTGACTCTGGCGAGAAGGAACTCTTGTCTGAGATTAAGGCTATCTTAATCCAGACCTTGTCTGCCTGAATCGTGTGGCTATCCTTGATTACGAGATAATCCTTGAGTGAGGTAGCTGTTTCCTTCTGTGGCTCTGCAAACTTGGTGATGTAACGTCGTGGAATCCAGAAGCCGTACGCTCTGGTACCAGGCAGTCTCTTCTCACCAGGACACTTCAACACATCCTCATAAAGGTCTGCGGTAGAAGCACATGTTTTCTTTGTTGCCATATATCAATATATAATATAATGTATAACCATGGACAGCTATCCCTTACTCTGCAGGGATAGTGTCGTATCCGAAGAGGATGCGTTCCTTCGAGATCGACTCGAACTGAGTACCGAAGTACATGGTTGCCACGAAGTCAACCAGGAAGTGAGAGTCAAGAGATTTCTCTACGCCAAAGTTCGCCTTGTCGCCCTCGGCGGCCAAACCGATGAGCATGTTGCTTCCTGGAGTGATGATCTTGTAGCCCGCAGGAACGTTGTCAAGACCCACAAGGGTGCAGTTGCTGGCTCCATCCAACTTGTTGTGGTTGAACTCATTGTTCCAATTGACCGTGCCGTACTTGTCTCGATAACAGCGGCGGTAGAGCGTGAGTTCATGGCTGTTCATGAACATGTATGTACTGATGCCTTTCAATTTTTCATCGGCAGCATCATAGAATCCTTCGATAGCATCGACAGCGTTGACACCAGTCATCGCGGTTGTATTGAAGAGGTTGCCCTTCTCAACAGAAATCGCCTTGGCCTTGATGTCCGCATCGCTGATGGTCTTGAAACCATCAGCGAGGTCTGCGGTACCAGAGCCAGCTGGGTTACGCTTCATGGTGAAGAGGTTCTTGAAGAGTGCCTCACCTATCTTGCCTGCCAGGAACATTCCAATCAGTTTGGTGATTGGCTGGTTTTTGAGCGCATCGCCCTGGAATACGTTGGAGCCATAGATAGACTCACGAACTTTATTTGGTTCAAAAGGCTTGACGCATGAACCAAGGAATGTCTCCAGGGTACGGCCTGTGATGGTAACGCCATTCTCATCTTTGCGAGTAAGAGAGTATGGCCCGAGCTCCATGTCGCCTGCGAGCTCTCCGACAGTCTCCTTGCCACGAACGCCCACGCGTCGGCTCATGAATTTTGCAGCCTCGTCTAGAGCGCGTACCGGCATCTTAATGATGTTCTTACGGTACTTCGCGAAGCTGGTCTTCAGTACATCAAGAGTAATTTCAATTGTATTGTCTAAAGCTGCCAT